AGTAATCCAACAACAAGAGGAGTAAGTCGGATTGAGCAAGAATATTTATTATCAGACCAAAGGCATTATTATATGCCATGCCCATTTTGTGGGCATAAACAAGTATTAATCTTTTCGCCTCAATCTCAATTTGCAAACTTGGCAAGAAGTCATTTAAAATTCGATGATAAAAATAATAGTTGGAGATATTATGAATGTGAAAATTGTCATAAACAGATTGATGAAAAATATAAATTAAAAATGATTCAAAACGGTGAGTGGAGAAAGAGTAATCCAAATATAATTGATCACGCTGGATTTCATATCAATGAATTAATGAGTCCATTTTCTTCGTGGGAAGATATTGTAAAAGATTTTTTAGAATCAAAAAGAAATCGTGAACAATTAAGAGTCTTTATCAATCAAAGGCTCGGTGAAACCTTCATTGAAGAAAAATCGATTGAAGTTGATAATGATTCATTAATATCAAGACGAGAAGATTATAATAATATTGTCCCGAATGGAGTATTGGTTATAACATTAGCAATTGACCGACAGAGAGATAGATTAGAATCAGTTTTGCTTGGCTGGGGAAAAGGATATGAATGTTGGTTTTTGGATCATAGAATATTTTATTTTGTCAAAACAAAATATGGTAACGATGTTTGGAAAGAACTTGATGATTATATTTCTCGGGGTTTAAAACATGAATCAGGTTTAATCTTGAAACCATTTACAACAAATGGGCTTGCTTGCGTTTGTATTGATTCAGGTGATTCACCTGATGATGTTTATCAATATGTTAAGGCAAGACAATCGAGAAGATTTTTTGCGGTAAAGGGTGATGATGGATTCGATAAACAAATTATTCATAAAGTAACTTATAATAATCGTTATGGTGCAAGATTAATAATAGTTGGCGTTGATACCGCCAAACAAAAAATATATGACCGACTTAATATAACTGATGTCGGTCCATATTATTTTCATTTCAATAAAAGTTGTAATGATGAATTTTTTAAACAATTAACGAGTGAAAAAATAGTTTGGAAGCAAACGCCAAGAGGATATCCAAAAAAAGTTTTTGAATTAAAATCAGGGATGAGGAATGAGATATTGGATTGTTATACTTATAATCTGGCTGCAATTACATTGTTAAATCCGAATTGGGATATTCTAAAAGAAAATCTTGAATCTAAAATTCAATCGATGAATAATTTAGAAAAAGAACAAAGCGAAGAAAATAAAGTTATCAAAAATAAAAATAATAAAATCAAAAAACCAAGAAAAAATTGGGCAACAAATTTTTAATGAAAGATAATTTACAACAAGATAGACCAGTTCTAAGCGTAATGAATTCAGAGAAGTTAGCCAAAATTTCTTTTGAATTGAATTTGAGCAAAAGCGAAATATTAAATCGTATTCTTGATGCTCTAACATCTGTTGAATTATATCAGATTGTTAAATTTGGAATAAATACAAGTGATGGTGTCAAGCCAAAGAAAATAATAATTAAGCGAAATAATTTTTTAACAAAATTTTAAAAGGATGATAAAATGAAAAAATATATATGGACTAATGAAAAACCAGATAAACCATGTTTATTTATCTCATATCATAAATCTGATTATATTGATGAATATCATCTGTGGGAATTGATTTATGATATAAACGAAAATCGTTTAGCATTATTTGATGATGATGGTGATGAATATGATAATTATGAAAATTTTAAAGCGGATGGTTATTTGGTAATTGATAAATATTTTATAATAAATAATAAATTTATAAATAAATGTAAATCATGTGGTGCTGAGATATATTTTTTAAAAACAAAAAATGGCAAATTCATGCCTGTTAATGGATCATCTTTGACAGAAAACGAGATATCCAATTTAATGGCGGGCAAATCAATTTGTTTTGATTATAATAAACATAAAAGTCATTTTAGTTCATGCCCGGATGCAGGGAAATATAGGAATAAACCTTAATTTTTTGAAATTTATGGCAAATTATGATTTATAATTCATTTTTAAGTAATTTTTAATATATCCTTTAAATTTTTTCGATTTTAGCATGATATTTTTATTTCATATTTGACTTATAATTGATTATAATTTTATAGTCGTATCTTTATACGTATTTATAGTTGATTCACATTCCTTGCTTATTTTTTAATCGATTTTTAAAAACCGTTAAGTTATTATATTAATTTATGTTAGAGTAATAATATGATTAATATCACACAAATTTTAGACTTGACAATAATATATATTTTATATATATTATATGTGAAATTAAAATTAAATAATTTATATAAAATAAATAACAAAAGGAGATATAAAAATGACATACAAATTAGGTTTGAAGGTTTCTAATCCCTGCACAAAAAAGCAGTTTGAATATTTGCAAAGCTTTAACAATGTTGTAATAGCTGTTCCAGAGAATAGAGTACTAAATAGATTAAGTATTAAAGATGCAAGCGAACTAATACAGCGTGCAAAAAACGGGGAAGAAATTATAATAGAACAACAATAATTAATAATAATAATTTAATAACAACAAAGGAGATTTAATAATGCAAGACCAAAGAGAAAATCCTAAAACAAAAATTTTAAAGACCGTTACCAAAGAAGTTTTAGAATTAGCTAAAAAGATTGGAGAAGATGAAGACTATCTTCACGATCTACATGGACGGAACGTATATGGCGATGGAATATATAATACACATCTTAAATTTGCATGGTTTTATATTCTGGATACACCACGAAATCGTATGATTTTAAAAAATTGCGGTTTGAATATAACAAATCAAAGATATTAATTAACTATTCTTAAAACAATTTATATAAAGGATTAAAAAAATGTTTATAATAAAAATCAAAGTTCCGACTCATTATCAATTAGA